GTTGACACTCTTTCGGGGCTTAGAGTAAAAAGAAAGCCCCCAACGTTCAAATAATTATTGCCACATAAAAATTTGAAAAAAGCATAAGACACCGCACGTTGGAGGCTTTAATATCTTCAACACGGTATCTTATGCTTTGTTCGTATATAATCAAATATTTTATGTGGCAGGGCAAAGATAAATATAAAATTCAGAAAAACTATGTGTAAATCAGAAATCTTTGCCGAAACAATTAATCTCGTGGCGCAGGAGACCGAAATACCCGCCAGCCGGATACTATCTTCGGATAAGGATACGGAAACCGTAGACGCCCGCTATTTGCTTGTACAGTTGCTTATCGAAAGGGGAATGTATCCTTCGCAGATAGCTCCTAAAATCCACAAGACCAAACGTGCGATAAACTACATGATTTCCAATTTCCAGGAACGTATGGAAGGCGGGAAAATGTTGAGAATATATTGGGAAAACATTAGGAAAGCGTTGGGAAACAACTGATTTCATGGCAGTACCGGTATTTATACTTTTGTGATGCGGTTGATTTTGACCGTAATACAAAATATAAATCTCTATGGAAAGAACGTATGTCTTCAATCAAGACGGGAACAACGGAAATGGTGGCGGAAGCAAATTCGACATCATGGCTATGTTGCCCAACTTGATGGGAAGCAAGGGTGTAGACCCCGGACTTCTCGCTTTACTGAACCAGGGACGTGGCAGCCAAGACCAATGGGGCGGCTCGTGGTGGTTCATTTGGATTATCCTTTTGTGGTTCTGTTGGGGCGGCAACGGCTTTGGCAACCGCTTTGGCAATGGTGGCGGTCTGCCTGCCGAGCTTAACGGTGATGTCGGTCGTGAATACCTGATGTCAGCCATTCAGGGCAATGGCAATGCCATCAACCAGCTTGCTTCTTCTTTGAACTGCTCTACCCAACAGTTACAGAGCGCCCTGTGCAACATCCAGGGACTTATCGCCAATGTAGGAAATCAGGTGGGCATGTCAAGCCAGCAAATCATCAACGCATTCCAGTCCGGAAATCAGGCTGTTCTTACTCAGATTGCAGATTGCTGCTGCAAGACTCAGAACGCCATTACCACAATGGGCTATGAGAACCAGCTTGCGATGTGCAATCAGACCAACGCGCTTGTCAACACGGCCAATCAGAATGCTCTTTCATTGCGTGACGGTGCGACCGCCAATACCAATGCTATCCTTGCGAAGTTGGACGCTATGCAGAACCAGGCATTGCAGGACAAGATTGCGGCTCTTACAGCAGAAAAAGCCACTTTGACTGCTGAAATCTCCCAACGTAACCAGAATGCTACTATCCTGAATTCAGTAGGACAACAGATTGCTCCTTTGGCAGCAGGCTTGCAGGCATTGCAGTCCGATGTCGATGGAATAAAATGCAAGATGCCTAACACTGTTCCGGTTGTTTACCCTAATATTCAAGCCATCAACACAGATTGTTTCCGTGCTGCGGCTTTCGGTGCTTACGCCGGTGATGCAATGTATGGACGTGGCGGTTGTGGTTGTAACAACTACTGGGGTTAATTCCGGTAAGAAAGGGGGTAATTATGTGGCCTAACTTTTTTACAGGATTTCCTTTCTTGTTCCCTACTATTGGAAGGGCTAATTTCAATACCCTTCCTACGGTAGCCGTAACGGTCGGCACGGAGAACGTGACTTTGGAGCTTCCTAACCATGCGTTCCGTAACAGAAGCTATGTAGGCGGTTTCTATGTCAGTCTCCGCCAGGCAATACCTGCCGGTACGACTGCTACACTCCCGATACTGATAGGGACTAACGGGGATGCAAGACCGTTGCTGGCTTACAACAATGAGCCGGTGACTGTCGGCAACCTTGCCGGAACGGGTATCTACGAAATTCACTATAACAAGTACACCAACGAACTGTTCCTTGTTAACGGTGGGTATCGTCCGACAACCGCATCGACACCGACTCCGACAGCAGAAGCAACCGCTCAAAAGAGCAAGTAGTTAACATGGGGCTTTGTGGTTGTTTCCAAAATGGAAATAGCCACTCCCCTTTAAAATCAAACCAATATGTTTCAATCACTTCGTACCAATAACCAGTTGTATATACTTCATAAGGATGCTAACCCGTTTATCGAATACGGTCCGGTAGTCAGCGTTTCCGCTCCCAAGCCGAAATATCCTATGGCACCCCCTATGGGACAGTTGCCCCAAATGGAAATGGTTGTGGACGTCGTTGTCTGTATCAACGGGCAGAACACGACTTTCCAAAATCTACCTGCTGGCATGGATATAGCCGACTTCGGACAGAACGGCAATATCGTAGTGTCATGCTCTCGTGATGCGATGAACAACGAGGTCGCTTCTATGAAACAGAAAAGCATAGACATTATCAATAGCATGGACTTCCACAATTCCGTCATTGCGGGATGTGACAAGATGCTGACGCTCTTGAACCCCGAATTTGCAGAGAAACAACGTCAGGAGCAGGAAATATCCTCTCTGAAAGGGCAAATGGCGGAAATGAGCAAGAACATGTCCGACCTTATGGAATTGAACAAACGGCTTATGGAACAACTCGGAGTTGCTGAAACATCTAAAACAAAGAAATAATATGGGAATGTGGGAAATATTGGAAGAAGGACGCGGAGAATATGACCGTGACTTCGGTATGAGAGGCGGTAATCCTATGGAAGAAGCCTATAGAGAGGGTTGCCGTTATGGTTACGAGAAAGCCATGCGTGAGATGCAGGGCGGTGAAATGGGCTATCGTAACAGCGGTGGTTCACGCGGTGGAAGCTATAGCGGCGGCTCAGATATGGGCGAACGCCGCATGCCGGGTTACTTCCCGGAATATCCGGTTTACAACGAACGCCGCGATTCACAGCCTTACGGTGATGATATGGGCGAACGCAGACGCAGACGCGCCAACGGAGAGTTCATGTAATGGAGAGGGGATTATTCCCCTCTTTTGCCAATCACTTAAAATCAGGAAAATATGAAACAAAGATTAGATACATACGACAGAATACCGCCTGCAATGGCTGACTATCTCAGCCAGTACGGATGGCATTTCAGCAAGAAGATGTGCCTATGGGCTGTTTCCCGCATGAAGATGGAAAACAAATCTACGGGTAAAGAAGAAAAGCTGGAGCCAATCAGCAAAGAGCAGGTAGAGGAGCTTCTGAAAAAGTACAGTGTAAACTTGGAGAAGGACGCAGGATACGACAGCGTTTACGTGGCAAACATGGCGAAGTCGGATTACTACAAAAGCTCTATCACTGACGAAGCACATCTCGCATTGTTCATTAAGGATTACATAGATGATGTGGACACTTACAATGGAATGCCTTTCACTCGGTTCTATGCCGATTGTATAGGCTCCGGCAATCCTATCATGTGGGAACAGATGATGTAGCCTATGATAATACAGGAATTTTACATACCGGATTATGATTGGGAAGTGCGTGTATATTATGCGGTGGACTGCTATTATACCGACCGCATCATCGCCGACCTTCAGCGGGTAGGATGCAGGGGGATGGATTTGGCGAATGCCTATAAGAACATGCGCTCCTGCAATCTGAATACGGGTATCACTTACTCCAATATCCGAAACAGGCAGACCGTAATGGTTATAGCCCTTACTTCTTCCCCGGCAGAGTTTCAAAACTCTTTCGACCATGAAAAGGGGCATCTATGCCGGCATATCTCACGGGCGTTCGGCATCGACCCGTATGGAGAAGAAGCGCAGTACCTTAGCGGATATGTGGGACAGAAGATGTTCCCGGTAGCGAAGAAATTTTTGTGTGAACATTGCAGACGTAGCTTATGTGGAAAATAGTACAAGCCATTTTATCAGGCAAATCACGGGAAGAAGTATATAACATGCTTTCTCCCGAACAGAAAGAGACGCTGAACAGCCTTGCCATAGCAAATGGTATAAACCGCCAACAACGTAGAAAACTTGAACGTGATGCGAAAAAGGGATTACATAGATGAACTGCTTGAATTGGCGGACAATGTCCTTTACATGGACTATTGCCGCCTTTTCCGGGTTATCCAATGGAACGTTTAGAACGCTTTGAACGGGTTCTCCATTGGGTTATACCGCTTGCTGTTTTGGCGAGGGTTATATCTGTATGCCTGTAAGTTTACTATCTGCATTTAACTTTTGTAAGTCCATACTTAGCCAACCTTAGATATATCGTCCTTACACTTACATTCAGCATCTCTGCCATTCTGCGGGGTGGTATCTTTTCTTCCTTGTACAACTTGGTAATGTTTTCTTCCGAAAGCGGGTCGACAAAAGGTTTCTTCGGTTCTGCTATCCCCATCCGTTTACGTGCTTTCGCTGCATATGCTTCATTTTGTTTGTCTTTTGTGACGTAAATAACGGTGGTCTTGTTAAGGCGTAGAGGGAACAGCCTTCTTTCCACTTCCTTGTGTTGTTCGGCAAGGCTTTCCACATCCCCGTTGACCGTAGTGTCAATCTTCTTGTATTTGTCCGGGATACGGGAATGTCTGTCTCTGATTATTCTGTCTGCTTTTCTCATTGGTTCAATATTTTAATAGCTCGCTCAACATCATCTTTCGACAATCCCAATAGGGTATCAGTCTTTACAAAGTGTTCAGCTTGCTCAAGAAGCATATCGCTATCATCATCCAGTATCACGTAATTAAAATCAACCCCAATATCTTTATAGTTCCAATTTTTTCCATTTTCAGAGTGGATATGAGTGTCAATCCATTGTTTTATCTCAACTCCACGAGGAATAGCAAGGTGAACACCTTGCATAACGTAAGCATATGCCCTTATAGTTACTCCAATAATTTTGTCAGCGTATGGAAATGGGAAAGGAACCAAATGCCCTATGGTAGTAAGCTCGCATTTTGTATCTTCTACCGTGTTTCTTCTCCAAGACGAAGAAATGACAATCTTGGCATCCGTAGCGTCTATAATCTTGCCAAGTAAA